CAGACTTTCACGACCACCCAATAAACCCAACCCACTGGATGCCGATGCCCGCCCCTCCCTCCGCATGACGAGCGGGCCTGCGCCTATGCCCCCATCTCCCGAATCCGCATCACGATTCGATAATCCAGCCCTCGCCACTCTATAGGCGTCCCAGCGGCCTTATGGGCTGCAATAGCGGCCTTCATGCCGGGGGACACTCCGAGGCAGCTATAGACCGCCACGAGGTCCGCATGACGCCCCCAGGCAAGCCCCATGGCGATCCCCAGCGCCCTTTCGTGAGGCTGGGCGTCTTGCAGGATCTCGGGGAGGAGGTGGTGTGACGCCATGGGCGACTCTCCCCGCCTCACGCAATCGGCCATCGCCAGCCGCAAATACTCCCGATGCTGTTCAATCGAAAGGTAAGGCGTGGCGGCATAGGGGGATTCCACGATCACGAGCCTCATGCACGGCAGGGAGGTCACGCGGCGCGGCCTGTGTAAATGGAGCCCTCCACAGGGTCGCCAACGGCAATCTTCCATCGCCTCGCCACGCCATAGCGGGGATGGATGGTGAGCATCCATTGCGCCGCCGGGTGCGATCTCATGCGACCTGACCGGGAATACTCGGACGGGCCAACCAGAGACGGGTTGACGATCCCATATTCAAGCTCCAACGGCGTATGGAAGTGGCCCATGACAATCACGTCAATCACCCGGCCCTCGGCAAGGTAGTCCTGGACGATCTTCTGCATCCCGCGCGCAGCGGTGGCGGCCGGCCCCACGAAGCCCGAACCGCCCCGGCTCCCGATCCTGTCGCCATGGGTGAACAGCACGTTCCAGCCGTGGATCGTCACCAGCGCATCGCCCGTGTGAGGAGCGGAGAAGGTCACGCCCTTGATGCCCTTGGTGTTCGCCCACCATTCGAGGAGAAGCGCAACGAGCGTGTCGTAGCTGTTAATGGCGAATGCCTTGGATTCCGGTTTGCGGGTGGTGCGCCCGTGGTTGCCTGGCACGCTGATGACGTGGATGGGGATGGCCGGAAAGGATTTGCGGAGAAGGTCGAGGCCAGCGGCCAGCGCCTCGGCAAGCACGCGGACGGCGGGGATGGCCTGGAGGTCGTTTGTCTTGGACAGTTCTTCATGGATCTCGCCTGAAACGAGGTCGCCTCCGAGCACCAGATAGATTGAATCGGGGGCTGGCCCGGTCCAGTGTTCGGTGCCCAACTTCACGACGGACTGGAAATATCTTTCGAGACGCGCCGCCGCGATCTTCATGTTGTAGGAGTTCCGCCCGCCCATGGCAGAAAGGGACACCACCTCGCCCATGTGAACGTCACTGAGAAACAGCACGATGGCCTCCCGGTGCTTCGTGCCCTTCGACGGGCGGGCATTCCAGTTCGGAGGTTCAAGCGGGCGCTGGGAGAGGCCGAAGACCGCTTCCCTGATGGTGCGGTCTGCCGCCGCCGTGCGCTCCAGTTCCTCAATGCGCTTGCGCTGAATGACTGCGTTGTTCTTCTGCTGGCGGGCCTGGATCGGGTCTGCATCCGGGATGTCAGGCTTGCCGAATCTCTTGATGGCCTCGTCCATGCGGCTTTTGAATGTGTTGACCGGGACGCCAACGATGTCTGCGGCATCCCTCCGCACGCCGCGCGCCTTCACCAGCGCATCTAGCGCCTCGCGGCATACCTTGTCAGAGAGTTTAGGTGCCGGCATCAGTCATCGTCCTTTCGTCGGTAGCCAAGCCGCCATAGGAGGTCAGCCAAGGTTGTGCCTGCGGTGTTCACGTCTTCCTCGGATGCCCACGGAAAGAGGATGTGCAGCCCTTCGTGGATGGCAATGTCCATCTCGGTCTTGCCCTCAAGCTCCGGGTCGAGTTCGATTCGGAACTCATTGAGGTATGCCTTGCCCCAGCATCCGCGATTGCGCTTGTGGGTGAACCGGATGCGGCGCATGTCATTTCCTTATCACCAGCGGGCCTGCCCCGATCATTGCCCCGACAAGCAGATAGGCGTATTCGAGCGTCACGCCGGGATCGGGCCACGGCGTTCCGGTGATGAGCAGGAAGGCGGGCGCCCCCACCTGGTAGAATGCGAGCACGGTGATTTGCAGGAACAGCACCGAAGCCCATGCGCGCTGGAGGATGGCCGACTTGCCGAGGCTGTCGTGGGTGGCCCTGGCCGTATCCGCCGCCGCCTGCGCCCATGAGGCTTCGACCTTCGCCGCCGCTTCCGACGCCGCGATCTTCACGCGGGCCTCGAACTCGGCTTCGCTGATCTCCTTTTTCAGGTAGGCTTGCCAGCCGTCGAGGATCTTGTCCACGAACCCGCCGGTCAGCCAGCCGAGGATACTCTTGAGGATCACGCGGCGGGCTTCTGCTGGTCGATCAGCCGCCCGGCGATGCCGCCCACGGCGATGACGACGACGATCCACGGCCGCCATTCCTCGGGCACCCACGCCGTGACCTGGGGCGGCAGTTGCGGCCACACGACGGGAAGCAGGGCGAGGACGGCGAGGGCCTGCACCGAGAACCAGCGATAGGCGCGCTTCCAGTTTTCAACCAGTGACATGTCAGCCTCCAATGATCCAGGCGGCGAGTGCCGCGATGAGGGCACCCACGGCCCCGATGACGATGGCCGCCACGTTCCGGCCCGCGTCAGGCGGGGCAGCGGAGGCCGCTGGCGGCTCGATGTCGGGCGAGGCCGGGATTGGTGCCGGGGCAGGTGGAACGGGCGCCGCGGGCTTCGGCTGGGCCAGCTTGAGGCATTCCTCGAACTTCTCGGCATAGCCCGCGATCAGTTCCGCCCGGTCGGTGCCGTTCACGACCCGGCGCATGTTCACATAGCTGTCGAAGTCAGCCATCTTCCGGCCGGTGAACCAGCCGTGCACCATGCCGTGGACGATGATCCGGGCTGCGATGTCGGCCCGGAGAGCCAGATCCGGCTCGGCCACAAGGTCGCGCCCAGTCAGCGACGATGCCTTGCGGTAGTTCGCCCGCCCGGTGATCTGGACATAGCCCCGGCCCATGTAGCGCTGGCCGTCTCCCGGATGGGTGTTGCCGAGATCTACGCGCCCCTCGTATCGCTTTTGGGCGGCGGTCGGCCCCCAGATTTCGCGGCGCGGCGTCATGTGCAGGCTGGAGGCGGCCGGGCCCGTCTCATGCCAGGCGGTGGCGAGGATGTAGGCCCGATGACGAATGCTCAATCCTTCGGTGGCGGTCAGCAGGGTCTCGATGCCCTCCACCTGGTTCTGTGCGAGGGTGCCGAAGCGGGCGCGCACGGCGTCGAAGAAATCTTTCATGATGTCCTCTCAGGTGTTTGGCGGCGCGAACAGGCAGTAGACACCTTGTCTCGCGTTCGCCCGGTGATTGCTCATGATGCAGATGTGGTAGTTGCCGTCCTCGGACGGCTGCACCCGCTCCCACACGACGAGGGCGTCGATCGGCGCGGTCGAAAAGCGGTTGATGCGGCGGGTCTGTTCCAGCGTCAGGCGCACCCGGTAGCCGTCAGCTTCGGCCTCAAGCACGCCGGGCTCGATGACGAGCTGCGCGCAGTCCATGCCGCCGCAGCATGACTGTGCCGGGTAAAGCGGGTCGCGCCGCTCGCTGTACCAGCTATGCGCGAGGGCGGAGAGAACAGGCACCAGAAACACAAAGGCCGCCACGAGGGCGGCCAGGCGAAGAAGGCGGCACATCGGAACCTCCTATGGCTGAACAGGCTGATCGGGAATCTGGCGCCGAAGCAGCAACTTGATCTCAGCAAGGTCCGCCCGGATGTAGGCCGACTGTTGCTCCATGATGACCAGGCGGCTTTCGTGGTTGTCGCGGCTGTCGTCGGACTTTTCGAGGGCTGCGAGCCGAAAATCAGTGTCAGCTTTCCATGTGGTGCCGACGTACACGAACACGATGGTCTGCACGAACAGCGCGATGATGATGGAAATCGGGACTTTTTTGTCCAGATGCCATTGTTCCTGATCGGGCGGCACGTTTATCATGTTGGTTCCCCTTAGCTGAGAATAAAGCCTTGCGCGTAAGGCCGGCGCTCGAAGACTAGCCTATCGGCTGGATGGGCTGCACGGCGGCGGCGGCTGCGGAGATCGGGTGCGGAACCCCGCGGTGCACATAGAAGTTCTTTTTCGGTGTTTCCTGAATGGCGGACATCCGTTCCTCTCAATCGCTCAATATGTCGTGGTGACCCAGGCGGTGCCGTTCCAGCGTTTCACCGGCTTCGCGACCCATGCGCTGCCGTTCCAGACTTTCACTGGCTTCGCCACCCAGGCAGTGCCGTTCCACACCTTGATGTTGCCGCCGACTGCGGGGCGAAGCGCAATTGTCATGGCTGCCCACGAATAGCTTGTGCTGTCGCTAAGTGAGTTTGTGAAGGCTGCCGGGTTGAATGATCCGCTTACCCAGTCGGGCTTGTGCCCGATGCCGAGGGTGATATCGTTGGTTTCTGGGTGATACTCTTGGAAAAAGTCCGTCAGATCAGATGACGAAAAGTTCGCCGGATTGCCTATATTCCCGCTCAGATGACCGGCGCCCAATGCGACAATGAATGCCCCTGATGTGATTGGCGTGATGGCTGGTGGATTTGCCAACCCGGAATTTGTCCCGGTTGCCGTGACCACGGACACATCGAGCGGTGTCACTGGGTCAACCCCGCGAAACACATAAAGCGCTGTTACGCCCGGATCAGATGTGCTTCCAGTTGGCCCAAATTCTACAATTGTGTCTCCATCAACGAACTTCGCGCCAACCCGAAGATTAACGTCGAGTGTGTCGTTTGCATAAAGTTCACTGCCAAGCAAAGGGTAGGGGTCCGTTCCGTCTCCGATATAAAGCGTTCTGTCGGCCGTGGAACCCGTCGCAAACACAGCAACAACATAGTCTCCATCCTCAACAGAAGACGCAATGCCGCCTGTCAGCCCGGAGTCGAGCGGCATGTCAAAGCTGGGATCGAATATGCCAGTGGCCAACCGCTCGGCGATGGCCCCTCCTACGAACTCAATCGCCATTAGTTTGTGTCCACCCAGAGATCATTTGTCGCCGGGCTGCCGGGTGCGGTGGTTCCGACGGCGATGTTGCGAATGGACGCCGTTCCAAGCCCGAGCGCCGTCCGTTGCGCGGGCACGTCTGCGGCGGTGAAGACTGCCGATCCGGCAGACGTGGCCCCCAGAGAGGTGCGGGCAGCCGATGCGCTGGCCGTTGTAAGCAGCGCCTCGCCAACAGCCGTAGCCCCAAGCGCCGTTCTTTGCGCGGCTGCATTCGCTGCTGTCAGAACCGCGCTGCCTGCCGCCGTTGCTCCGATAGCCGTCCGGGCTGCCGCAGCATCAGCAGCGGTGAAGAGGGAATTGCCAACAGTCGTCGCGCCGAGGTTTGTCCGCGCCGTCGATGCCGAGGCGAGGTCCGAGAGATTGTTGGCCTTGAGCGCCGCAAACGCGTCGCCTGTGTCAACGTAGGTCTTGGTCGCCGCGTGCAGCCCGGTGGTCGGTGCGCCAGACAGCGTAAGCAGCCCCGTCATCGTACCGCCCGACTTCAGCAGCATCAGGTCCGCATATTGCTTCGTGACCGCGTGCAGGGCAGAGGTCGGGTCCGCGTGCAGGGTGATGAACCCTGTCATCGTGCCGCCGGTCTTGTCGAGCTTGCCGCTGATGGCGCTCGATGACGTCGTGTCTCCGACGAGATCCCATTTGCCGTTGCCGTTCCGAATTAGGAACTGGCCCGCGCCTGCGGTTGAGGGGGAACTGTTGATCTTGTCGTTCCAAGACGCCTCGACCGTGCCGCTGGCAGACACCGCGAAATAGTCGCCCGCCGTGTATGAGCCGGTCAGCCCAAACGCCAGCGTGACGTTGACCGTGCCGAGATAGGAGGCATTTACGGGGACTAGTGAGCTGTCGATCACGCCCCCCGAATTGGTCTTGACGACCTTCCCGGCATAGGTCGATGACCCGCCGACCGCCGTCTGGTAGGCACCGCTGTCAACGTAGTCCTTCGTAGCTGCATGGAGCGCATCGGTGGGGCTGGCGTGCAGGGTGAGAAACCCCGACATCGTGTCGCCCGCCTTGTTGACCTTGGCTGCGTCGCCTGTGTCCACATACTGTTTTGAAGCCGCGTGCAATGCCGAAGTCGGGTCGGCGTGGAGCGTCAGGAACCCAGTGAGCGAACCGCCAGACGTGTTCAGCTTGCCGCTGATCGAGGTCGAGAGCGTGCTGTTGATGGCATCAACGTACTGTTTTGTGACCGCTCCCAGAGCCGCCGCCGGATCGCCGGACAGGATCAGAAGCCCGGTCATCGTGCCGCCCGCCAGCGCCAGCTTGGCGTCCAGGGCGGCCTGTGTCGCGGCGTTGATCGTCGTGCTCGAGGCCGACGCATAGGGCAGCGCGGACCACGCCGTCGCGCCGTCGCCTACCTTGATCCGAATGTCGGAACCGGACACGCGCTCGATGCCGATCTCGCCGGAGCCCAGAACGATATTGTTCGCGGCCCAATCGGCGGTGCTGCCGACGATCTGGCGCATTCTGGCAAAGGTATCGGCCAAGGTCTGCTCCTATGCAGCGGGAACGCCGGGCGAACCGGCAATGATGAAGTCGGTCGAAGGTGCGGCGGGCGTGCCCGCCTGAATGCTGTTGCTGCTGGACGGCGCGGCAGGCGTGCCGCCTATGATCCAGTCACCGCTCGGCACAATGTCGCCCAGCGGCAGGGTGTTCAGATCCATTTCGGCTTGCACCGACACGCGGACGTGCTCCAGATCGACTGTCTGGAACGAAATGTCCCCGATGTAGCGGACCAGGTGCGGGATCGCGCCGCTCGCACCCGAGTAGCTGCTGATCAAGTCCATGTAGTGCCAGTCGTAGCCGTATCGGTTGGCCCACGACTGCCAGGTCCAGAGTTCCGGCACGGTGAACACGAAAGACAGGCCGAAGAGGTGGCGCTGTGTCGTCACGCTCTTGCGCTGGCGGCTGTTGCCCCGCTCGAACGCGACCGCCGAAACCCCGTAGGAGACCTCGACGCGATAGTCCTGCACCAGCGCCGTGGGCAGCCCTGACGGGTAGACCTGCGTCATGCCGCCCCCGTCAGGTATTGATCAATCATCGACGGGGCCATTTCGGCAGAAACCGACACCTGCACATGTTCGCCGCTGACCGTCGCGGCGGGCACGTTCGACGTGAGCCGGATTAGCACTGGGGCCTTGAACGCCGCGTCTTTGCCCGCGTACATGGTCGGCAGCTCGATCTCGAACCAGCGGTGACCGTTGTCAGAGGTCCACCGCGCCCATGCGTCCCACTCCGTGAGGCTCATGATGAACGACAGCGAGAAGCTGTGAGGCATGGTGTCGAAGACCCGGCGCTGCTCCTGGTGAACGTCCGAACCGTCGCGGATGACGCCAGATGCCACCATGGCCCCGAACCCGCTGACCAGTGGCTGCGGCAGGCTTGCCGGATACTGTGTTGGCATGGCTAACTCAGGAAGCCCATTGCGCCCGTGAAGATGTCCGGCGCATAGTTCACAGCCTCAACCGTCACGGTGTTCTCGCCTGTTGGCCTTGTCGCCACCACCACGAAATCCCGCACCAGCGTGGTCGAGGAGCCGAATGCAAACGATGTGTATTCGTTGTCGTTGTCGTAATTGATCGTGGTCGGCGCTGCGGACGGCAGAACCACCTTGTTGTCGCGCGTGCCGCGGCTGACCGTGATCGGGTCGGTGACGCTGCCGTCCGGCCTGCGGAGCAGGATCTGCTTCGTTCCCCCCGACCAATCCAGGTCATGGTCCACCGTGAGCGTGTTGCCGCTCATGGAGATCACCAGGCCGCCGTCGCCCCACTTGGGCACGTTGTGCGCGATGCCGATCCGGTCCCCCATCTGAAGGATCAGGCCCTCCAGCTCGGTGTCGAACGTCACCCGCTTGCGCTGCTGCTGGGTGCGCTGCCACGTCAGGCGGGCGTATTGCGCGGCATGCGTCGCGTCGGTCACGCCCGGCAGGGCGAAGCGATTAGGGCGGAGAGCATTTGTGGGCCAGACCACATAGCTTTCCCGGAAGTCCTTCGGGTCGAGGTATTCGATCTCGACGCCGTCAGCGGCGCCCTCTTCGTCGAAGCTGTAGGCGATGGTCAGGCTGCCGGCCACGATGTTGGCGTCGGTGAACAGCGCCGAGCGCACCGCTTTGACGCCGTCCTGCGCCACCGACATCAGCGCCCCCAGCGGCAGCGGTTCGGCAGCGAATGGCGTGGTGATGGTCCGCAAGGCGTCCCAGACGGTGCCGGGTGCGCGGAAGACGTGGTTGAACTGGTGGGACGCCCACTCGGTGCGGAGAGCGGTGAGCGTGGCGGTGTCGAGCTCGGCACGCGGGCGGGCCGCGCCATAGGTGGCGTCCACATAAACATCCGCGAAGGCATCGGCTGCGCTGGTGGACCGCGCCAGCGCACCGCCCGTGGGGCTGGCGAGGCGCCGCGTTGCCTTGCACCGGATGCGAACCGAGGCATTGGAGCCGAGGCCCTGCGACGCCTTGATGCGCGCCGCCAGCAACGTCACGTTGCCGTAG